TATAAGCTCGGATCAGATCCCCAGTTTCCTGAGTGGAACAGCTTGATGTTTAAGTTGTCCGAGACTATGATCTTCGACAAAGCTAAGCAGAGTCAGATGCGTACTTTGATGGAGAGAAAAGAGCCGGGGTCGTATGATAGAGAAATGGAGTGTAACTTCTTCGCAAAGACTGCCGAGGTGCTTATAACTCCAGAGGACTACTACCTAGCAATGGAGCGGAAATTGCCTCCTGGTGGAACGCGAGAGCACCCGCTCATTTATGGTTACGATCCAGGGTACACAACTGACCCTGCATGTTTGGCTAAACGCAAGGGGCCGATAGTCTTTAAACCAGCTATGATAGTTAGGAAAGATTCTCAATACCAAGCTGACTTTATAGCCGACGAGTACGCAAGAGAGAAGCCGAGCGCGATATACGTAGATGCTGGGCAAGGGGAGGGCGTTATAGCGAGACTTCGAGCTAAAGGGCTGGAGCATGTTGTCATTCCGGTATGGTTCAATGGGTCTTCGCCGAAACCATCATGTACGAACAAGCGGGCGTATATGTATCTTGAGTACAAAAACTGGTTACAATACGGTTCAGTACCGGATGATGACAAGTTGTTGAAGGAATCGACTAACCAGTACCTTGATAAGACTGACACTGACAATCGCATTAAGCTGATGAACAAGAAGAAGATAGCTGAGCTTATTGGTGGTTCTCCTAACTGCTCGGACGCTGTTGCGCTTACATTCGCTGGTGGCGGTATGGAGACTTTATCAACTGGTGAGGACTTGGGCAGAGCAGGATCAGACTCGGAAGCCATGTCTATACTTAGGGCCGCGCTTGCCGATAACAATTCATACGATCCGTTAAATTATCTTAATCAGGAGATGTGATGGACAAGTATAAAATGATAAAGGTCTGTTCTCTTTTTGACTACCGTGTAGTTGATTATTGGACAGCCATAATTGGGGCTGGACTTCTTGAGCATCGGCTGTTTGACACTTTAGATCCAAAATTAAAAGATATTGAAGAAATGCTTGCATCTTCTGATAATATATGTTATAATATATATGATTATGAGAAAGAGAGAATTTGTGCGGATACCATGATAAACAACATTTCCGGTCTTACTGCACAAGTTCATTTTAGCGTCCATCCAGAGTATTTTGGCAAAGAGACTATAGAGATTGCGAGGTTTGGAGCCTACGAGTATTTCAGGAAAACGAATAATAGAACAGGTGAGAATTTATCGACTCTGTTCGGTATAACCCCTGTGTATAACAGGAAGGCGATTCGGTTCATAAAAGCTGTCGGGTACAAAGAGATTTGCGTGTTCGACAAGATATGCTACATAGCCAAGACTAATAGTCATTGTGATGGTCTTCTAACAAGGCTTCAGAAAAAGGAGTTTACGTATGGGTGGAAGCAAGAAGAGTAGTGGTACATTCGTAGAGCGTGGAACTCCTCTCCCTCAAGGGTACGTAAGCAGCGCTACACGAGCGAAGCAGGAAGCCGCAAGGAATGCGCCCCCTATAGATAGCAGTGGTGGAGATAACGCAAGAAGTTACGAGGGTGTGGCTGTAGATCCTGAAACTGGCAAGGCGCTTGGTTGGGGGTTTGCTGCTTTTGCTGCGTCTTTAGCCATGACTGCTGACCCGCTTTCGAGCTTGGCTACTGGCTACCAAGCCTATAGCTGGTCAAAAGAAGAGAAAGAAGACGCTCAGACAGGTAAGCCTAGAGGATTCGTTTCATCTATAGCGGATATGTTCGGTAGTCTACTTGGAGAAGAAGACGACTCATCTTCTGTTGGTGGCGCTACTTCTGGACTCGGAGACTCTCCAGATCCTGGGGGGTTTGGTCAGGACTCAGACGGTGTAGGCGTAGGCTTATAATTTATTTTCAACTACGGGGTAGTCAAAATGGGTGGAAAAAAGGGCGGTGATAGCGCTGTTATGAGCGAGCCTACTACAGTAGAAGGCGCTCAATACTGGGAGAACAACCCTGACGTAGCTCAGTCTGGTATGAACCCGTATTATCATTATCAGACCTATGGCCAGAAAGAAGGTAGGCAGTGGGGCGCGCCTCCTCAGCAGGAAGAAGGATTTGGATTCGAGATGCCTTCTTTTGAAATGCCAGAGATGCCGGATTACGCGGCTATGCAAGCTCAATCCCAAGCTGAAGCAGCTCGCAGAATGGCGGAGCAACAGATCGACGCTTTATATAGCAATAAGTTTGCTGCTGCTAACGCCGCTGTGGACAAAGTTGATTCTCAGCTTTCTGAAGAAATGGGTTATGCTAAGGTTGGCGGTGCTGATTTTAGTTATACGCCAGAGCAGCGTAAAGAGCGTATAAACAACGTATTTGCTACGCTCTGGTCAGCGCAAGATGATAGTAAGCTCGCTAGCCTTGAGGGCGAATATGGTTCTGGTGGTAATAAGTGGGATCTTGACATAGTTCGTGGGGTCGAGAAAGCTGAAGGAGCACTTGAGAATAAGGAAGGTAAATCTGCTGGCGGTGCTGTTGACCCTTCTAAAGTTCTTTCAAAGCTTCTCGGCAGCGACCTTGAGGATGAAGAGGGTAAACTCGGTGGTGAGAAAGGAAAACTCGGAGGTGCTTAATGGGCGGTAAGAGCGATAAGAAAAAGACCGAGGTAGTAGCTGAGCCGGAACCGGCGCAACCTGATATGAGCGGCTATATAGCTCAAGTAACTGGGGCAATTGCGCAGCAGAACCAGATGACTCAGGCCATGATGCAGAATATGCAAGCCATGCAAGCGAACTCTTTTGCAAGCATACCTCAGCCAACTACTTCTATCAAGGTAGACTATGATAGCGAGAATAAGAAGCTGAAGGAGCGCTTGGCTAAACAGGTTGATGCTTCTGATGTAAAGCGCAAAGGAGTTCTAGGCACTATTCTTACATCTATTGACGACGAGCCTGATACGGTAAAATCTCTATTAACTGGTGAAAAAGATGCTAAAGTTTGATGATAGTAAAGGCGCAACGGTAGATGTACGCCTTGCTGAATACCAGCAGCTAATAGCCAATAGAGAAGATTGGATACCAGAAGTCCAAAATGTTTCCGATTGGCTTCTCCCTGGACGCGGCATATACAATCTTGGCGTTATGAAGCCGCCTAAGCGAACCATAATATCCCCGAAGATAGTAAATCCTAAAGGCAAGCAAGCTTTTGAGGTTCTTATATCTGCTTTGAAAGAGGGGATAACACCTTCGACACGCCCTTGGTTCGAGTCGTCTTTTAAAGATCGTCGGTTACGCGCAATAAAACCTCTCACAGTTTGGCTGTATGAGGCCAAACATGCGCTTATGTCCGAAATGCGTTCCGCAAATTTCTATGGGGTTATAAAAAACTACTATAAAGAGATTTGCGGTTTTGGTACTGGGGCTATTTTTGTTGGCCCTGGCACTAAGCAGATACCTCTCCATTACCATGTTCTAACTTTTGGTGAGTATGCCATAGGCACTAACCAGTTTGGGATAGTTGATCGTCTATACCGTACTCTATTCAAAAACTTCCACCAATTGTATGAGCAGTTTGGTGATAAGCTTCCTAAAACTCTGCTTGAGAAGTACGAGAGTAGAGATGCCACTCTCGATTATTGGTACACGGTTGTAGAAGGCGTTGTCCCTGAGAAGTTCATGGACATGCCATTTACTCGTTTTTTCATATTGCAATGTGATTCTGACTCTAAGTACGATGGCGGGGTTAATCTCCAGTTTCCTAAGAAGGGAAATAAGTATCCTGAGTTTCTTCATGTGGAAGGAGCGCACGAGTTCCCGTACCCTACAACTCGCTTTGATACAATCGGTTCGGATGAGTATGGCTCAAGTCCAGGGATGGAGGCTGTTGCAACGATAAAACGACTACAAGAGGTAGTCAAAAGTAATTCCATAGCGTATCATAAGTCGATTAGGCCACCGTTGAATGTTCCTGTTCACATGCGCGGTCAAGTTCGCACTTATCCTGACGCTATGAACTACTATATTGACCCTGCGCAAATAATCACATCAGCCTATGATACTAGGTTCGACCATCGTAGCGCTGCTGTAATGGAGGACTCGCTTGACAAGACGCTGCAAGAAATATTCTACAACGATGTTTTCTTGACTGCTTCTCGTGATCCGAATGCTTCGCCGTTAAAAGCAGCTCAGGTTCAGAACTGGGACGCAGAACGGTTTATTCGTATTGGCCCTACTCTTGAAAGAATGTTTTATGAGGGAATAACCCCGATAGTAACAAGGAGCTTTAATCTTCTTTATCGTGCAGGAAAGCTGCCCCCGTTGCCTGAAGAGTATCAGAATGTTAAGCCTGTTATCGAGCTTGAGCTTACTTCGATCCTCGCTCAGATGATGAAGTCACTTTCTGCTGCGCCTGTGAATGAGTTTTTGCAGATGGTTGGGGCTGTTGCTCAGTATAAGCAGGACGTTCTTGATATACCGGACTTCGATTCCATAGTTTATGACTATGCAGATATAAAGGGAGTTAATCCTAAGCATCTTGCTGGAGGCAAAGATCTCAAGAACGTTAGAGCGAATAGAGCCGCTGCTCAGCAAGCGGAACAACAACGTGTGCAGCAAGCGCAAGATCAGATGGTAGGGTCGCAAGCAGCTCTTGATAAGGCCAATGTCGCTAAGACAATGAGTGAAGCAGGAGCAAATTTCTCTGAAACTATGGGCGAAGCTGGAGGGGTGATGCTATGATTGAAAACGTTGATGAAGAGTATGATTCTTTCATAGCGGGCGAGCCGCTATCAGATGAAAAAAAGGTTGCAGATAATAGCAAGAAGTTGTATAATGCTATTATGCTTGATATAGAGATAGCTCTGAGGGATAAGAAAACTCGTGTACTCATTAGGGAGATTTTAAAAGACTGCGGTGTTTATAATGTCGTTGGAGCGAACAACGAGCCAGCTCTTCATGCGGAGGGGAGAAGGCATGTTGGAGTTCTACTCAAGAGTCGGATGGATCTCTTAAACCCTAAACTGTATTATGAAATAATGTCAGAAGGAGTCGATTATGAAAAAGCTGTACTCAACATTTAGTAAATATCTTTATAGTTTTAATGCCGATGCTGGGGCCGGTGGTGCTGGGGCTGGCGGTGAAAGTGCGAATGTGGTAGTTGACCAAGGCGCTGCGGCGTCTGGTGGTGCTTCTTCGACTGAAGCTGCGGTTGGTACACAACAGGCTGCGGATTGGTTCAATGCGTTACCGGAGGAAGTTAAGAAGCACGAGCGATTTGCTGGAATAAAAACTGGCGAAGAGTTTGTGAAAGCTCTTACTACGGAAACGCAAACCCCGGAAGTTTACACGCTTCCCGAAGGAACTCCAGAGGCTCTTGGAGCCTGGGCAAAGAGCGAAAAGCTCACGCAAAAACAACTTGACAGTGTTTTGAAGAAGCATCAAGAAGTTGTTTCGGAGAACTTTAAAGGAATGGTAGCGGCCAATAAAGCCGGTGCCGTAAAGCTGTTTGAAGCATGGGGTGCTGATAAACCGGCTAACTTGCAACTGGCTAATAGAGTTCTTGCCATGAGTGATCCGGATGGTAAAGTCGGTGTTTTACAGTATATGCAGTCGCAGGAATCTGGATATGCTATGATGAATCCAGTTGTTATTCAGATGTTTCATAACATCGGGAAGCACCTGCAAGAAAGTGGTTTCCTTAAATCGGAAGTTGCCGGTGACGTAAGTAGCACGAAGAAGGTTAATGTAGCCTACGAAATGTATCCGGAAAACGTTCCAAACAAGAAAAAGTAAAAACGACTACTATGTAGTTAAAAATTTTTGGAGGTTTCAAAATGGCTTATGATCCAACTGGGGATTGGCCCACAATAGCTCAAGTTGCAAAAGAGTCGATTGCCGGAAACAAGTTCATGGAGAAATGCGTAGAGCTTTTCTCTCAAACCAATGACCTTGCCGAAGATCTTCCTTTCTGCGAATGTAATGAAGGACAGGTTCATACGCATCTGATGGACGCTGATGTTCCTCAAGGAACTTGGCGGAGAGTCAATGAAGGTATCAAGGCTGTTTCTGCATCTACCATTCAGGTAAGCGACACCGTTGCCCTTCTTGAGAATCGTTCTGAGTCTGATAAGATCGTTGCAAAGCGTTCTGGTGATGTTGCCATGTATCGTCATCGTCAAGATCGTCGTATTGTTTCCGGCCTCAATCAGCAGCTCGCATCCTGCCTGTTCTACGGTGATCCGAAGACTGACCCCAAGAAGTTCTACGGTCTTTCTCCTCGGTATGATGTTCTCGGTCAACCGGCCAACAAGCCGAGCGCTCAAGATTTCGGTATGCGGCATATTTTGAATGCCGGTGGTTCCACTGCCAGTTCCCAGACTTCTATCTGGCTTCTCGGCATGGGCGTTGATGTTGGTGTTTTCGGTATCTATCCTTCTACTGCTCCGAACGCCGGAATTGAGGCGCAGGATCTTGGTGAGATTGATCTTCGCGATGCTAACGGCTCTGTTTTTCGTGGCTATGCTACTCATTATTCTGTTCAACAGGGTCTTGCTATTGCTGACTGGCGGTATGTTGTACGTATCGCTAACGTTGAGTTCACCGCTGCAATGGATGAAGCTTCCATCAATGCCATTTGTGACATTATGATTGAGGCTACCAATGCGCTGCCTGATCTGAAAGCGGTTCGTCCGGTATTTTATGCGAATCGTCAGGGCCACACTCGGCTTCAGCAAATGGCTATCCGTAAATCTAATATGAGCTTGGGCTTCGGTGACATTTACGGCGTAAAAAATCAGCTCAGCATTTCCGGCATCCCGATCAAACGTTGCGATGCCCTCATCTCTACTGAGGCTGTAGTAGCCTAATTTCAACTACATTGTAGTTAGAAATAATTGGAGGTTTTAAAATGATTCAAGACGCACTTTTGACAATTGCCAATGGTCTTGCGTACAACGGGACGACTACTCCTGTATCTTTGAAGGTTACTAAGACTGGTCCAGGTAAACCGCTGTATGTCAATGTTATTGGCAACGGGCTTGTGGCTGCAACCGGCATAACTATTAAAACTGGTGCTACTTCTGGCACTGCAACCACAACTATCGCTACTCATACTATAGCGCTTGCAACGCTTAACAAGGGGTTCTCTGTCCAACTTCCTCATAACGTGGATAAATGGGTGGATGTAGCTCTGACTGGTTCCGCCTCTGCTGGTACATGGAGCGCCTTTGTAAGCGAAAATCAAGGGCAAACGAATCTGTAAGATATCCTTGTGAATTGGAGTTAAACATGAAAAAGCGTCTAGTAGATCTTCGTATCTGGTAGGCGCTTTTTTCAATTAGGAGGTAACTTGAATGGCCCTTATAGACCTAACAAAAAATCAAAATCACGTAGCGCTATCCGCTGGAGCGAAGACTGCTGTGAACACTGCCGCAACTGCTATCCGTGCTGCGTTTGCCGCTGCCGCTGCCGAAAAGAAAAAAGAGAATGTTCAAAAGCTCTTCATGGAGCTGATTCGGATTCAGGATGTGACCTAAACGAGTATTAATAAAATTCAAAATGCGGAGGTACTTACCAGATGGGAGACAAGAAAGCGTATGTGTGCTTGAGAACATGCCAAGTACGAAAAAATGATGGTGGGATACGGTTCTACGAAATGGGCGAAAAAGACTTTTTTGAAGAGTGTCCTCCCCATTTCGTTGCCGTTGATGAAATAGATCAGGCTGGCTCGGACATAGGTCGTGTAAGCGAGTCTGTTTTGCGTGATCCAGAAATCTTTCAGTTAGAAAGCCTAGTATCTTTCTACAACGAAAAATACCGTGAAGATCTTTCTGGCCTTCCGAGAGAGTACGTTGTCGATAAGATAATGTACAATCGTCACAGTCCAGTAGAGCCTTTGCATGGCGGCTCCGCCCAAGTTCTCGCCCAGGACTTTGTTGCCCCGGCAGTGACCGGCGGTGAGTCCGGTATAACTGTTACTATGGCAGATGAGGAAGTTTCCATACCGGCCCCACCTGCTGCAAACGATGATGATAGTCTTGATGATCTTCTTGGGGGTGAATAAAAATGCCATCGGAAGTGGAGATTGTAAACTTGGCTTTGGGGGTTCTTGGTAAAGCTGCATTACGCGACTTCTCAGTAGCGGAGAACGACCCCTTTACTGGTCGGCTTGCTAATCGCATATATGTAGCCGCTAGGGATCATTACCTATCGGTCCACGACTGGTCTTTCGCTAGGGCCACTGCTACTCTGAAGATGCGTCTTGATGAAACGCATCCAGAGGGCGTTGTTTACGCTCTCCCTTCCGATTGTTTTGTTCCGAGAAGGTTGGGACCGAGAGTTGGAGCGCCGAATAAATGGTCAGTTGAAGGAAGAAATGTTATCGTCCCTACGTCTAGGGCTACGTCTTTTGGTGCGGCCCCAATTTTGCGTTATACTAAGCAGGTTACTAACACGGGGTACTTCATGCCGTATTTTGTAACTGCGCTATATACCGAGATAGCTTCTCGGTTGGCTATGCCTCTGAACTGTGATTCGGAGGTTGCATCTGCTGTAAGAAAAGAATCGAAAATGCTACTCGCTGAGGCTAAACTTATAGATTCAAATATCGGAGAAGGCGACGATCATGTTTCGCAAGATCTACTTTACGACACTTTTGTTGCTGTTGATATACCTGTCGAAACTTTCAACGATGGATCTGGTACAACGTAATGGCAAGAAAAAACTTCAGGTTAAATAAACGTAATTTTACAGCGGGGGAAGTCTCTGACATATTGTCTGAGAAGGTAGACTTCTCCCGTTACACTAATGGCTGTCACGAGCTTTTGAACATGACAGCTCTTCCTCAAGGGCCAGCTACTAGAAGATCTGGAACAAAATTTCTATACGATCTAACATCTCTTTTGGGTGGCGCTGTAACTAACGTAAAGCCGAAATTAATACCCTTTGTATTTAGTAAAACCCAGTCTTATGCTTTATTGTTTTTCAAGCATAATAATGGCAAAACAAGAATGTGCCTTGTAACTCGTGAGGGACTTGTGGAGAGCACAACTCCAGGCGTTCCTTATGTATTAGAGTTTACGAGTTTGGATATAGAAACTTTTGACTACAGTCAGATGAATGATGTAGTCAAAATAGTTCAACCGACCAAGATACCACTTGATCTTAAACGTCTTGCGCATAATAACTGGACTGCTACGGATATAGTTTTTACAGATATGCCTACGGGGGCTACTGGCTGGCAAGATCCAGATTGTTGGCCTCGTAAAGTAGGGTTCTATGAGCAGCGTATATGTTTTGCTTCTACGAGCTTACGACCTCAAACATTGTGGTATTCAAAGTCGGCTGATTTTGAGGACTTCGGTGTTTCAAGTCCTGTAGTTGCTTCTGATGCGGTTACTCTCACGTTCAATTCAGGCTCTCAGAACTCTATAGAGTGGCTTAATACGGCAAGACAGTTGCTTGTTGGTACTCTTGGCGATGAGTGGACTGTATCAGGTAAAGGTCTTGAGCCGTTGTCATTTCAGTCATTCTCTATGAATAGGCATACTCGACAAGGCTCTGAAAGTATGAAGCCTTTGATGGTTGGTCCGGTCACTATCTTTGTTGAACAGTTAGGAAAAACGGTTAATCAGTTTGGATATGACTACGCTACCGACTCCTATGATGTAGTTGATCTTACCGTTCTTGCTCCGCACTTGACTGAAGAAAACAAGATAGTTGACTGGACCTATCAGAAGACTCCGCACGGGATAATTTGGGCTGTAAGAGATGATGGAATACTTATAGCTTTGACTATGAAGCGCGAGCACAATGTTGTAGGATGGCATAGGCATACTACAGACGGAAAATTTTTAGCTGTTACAGCTACACCAGGAACTACAGAAACGGACCTTTTTTGCGTTGTAGAGCGAACTATAGGTGAGGTTACTAAATGGTATGTTGAGGTAAAAGCGCCCCAGTTCGTAGGCGCTAGCGCTATAAATGGCCGATTTCTTGATTGCTTTAAGGAGTACAGTGGAGCGGCAATACAGACTGTAAATGGTCTTGAGCATCTTGAAGGTAAGACTGTTTCTATACTGGCTGGTGGAAGGCCGCATCCAAGTAAAGTAGTAACTTCAGGAAGCATAATCCTTGATCGAGCGTTTACCGACATTGTAGTTGGGCTGCCTTTTACGAGTCGGTTGTCTCCCACTCCGGGAGTTGTCACTATGGAAGATGGCATGTCAAAAGGTCTTATAGCCAGAATACATGCGGCTGTTGTTGCTGTAAAGAATAGTTCTGGATTTGAGGTTGGAGTAGAGGACGCAAACGGTGAGAAGCGGATGGTGTATATCCCACAAATGGATGCTTCTATACAAGATACGGATCCCATACCTTTAAGGACTAAGAACATAAAAGTTGATCTTCCAGAATCCTCAAATGATCCGGATGCTGTAAGGAGCCAGCATATAGTCGTAGAGCAAGCGCTTCCTTTACCATTAACTGTTCTCGGTCTTACTGAATACATATACTATACGGAGGCGTAAAATGTCAGGATGGGTAGAAGTAGTTCTCGAAGTTCTTCCTTATGTGTATAGCGCTTATTCAGGCTACACGAAGAACAAAGAGCAGTCTGAAATGGAAGCGGAATCGGCTTTGGCTAACTCTATGGCTATAAAAAGCTCTGGCGCTTATAACGCTAAGTCTTTTTTAGCCATGTCTGCGCTTAACTCCCAGCTTGGTATGCTTGGGGCTGAAGCAGAGAACATGCGAATACGCGCTATAACTGACAACAATATAAAGACGAAACTTTTTCTCACTAACTATGAGTCTTCGCTTCTCGAAAATGAAGCTATGCTTGTAGGCGAAGCGGCTGAATTGGATCTGAAGCAACTTCAAAGAAAGCATAATCAAGCTATAGGGGATATGCGAACGAGTCAGGCTTCCTCTGGCGCTATAATAGACCAGGATAGTCCTGCGATAGCTGTAGAGGACGCTAAGCAGCAGCAAGAGCTTGAGCGTTTTATCATACGAAGAGGTGCAGATATCCAGATGGCTAAGCTCATGGACAAGGCTGCTTACGGTAGATGGGAGGCAGGGCTTGAAGCAACGAGTATGGCTATGGAAGGCAGACTTCTTGAGAATAGCAATATAGTAGGCGGTATGCTCAAGGGTTTTGGGATGAGTGCGCAAGGGTCTATTGATGCTGGGGCAATGCTATATAACTCAGGCATAAATGCCAATCAAGCAATGATAACAGGCCAGCAAAAATCTGACGCATATGACAGCCAAGCTTCGACCTCTTTCTGGAATGGAGTTTTTGGCGCTGGTACAACTGTAGGAAAGAACTACGTCAAGAGTAAAGAAGAAGACGATTCTACTACGAATGACTCTCTGCTTGTGGAAGGAAACTCTACAGATCCTTACGCCAATCAAGGCTGGTAAATATCAACTACAAGGTAGTTAAAAATGGCTGGTTATAATGACATAGAAGGGTCGATTACTACAAGCGGTGAACCTGCTACAAGAGGAGGTCGTTCTGTTTCTTATGAAGGTGCTGCTATGCACCTCAATACTGGTAATAGTCCTGGCGGTATTAATACGAACGCTGGCAATATTAGCCTTAATGTTATAGGAAACATAAACGCACCAGTGCTGCAAGCTCGTACCCATGAAGCAGATGTGAACACTGTAGGAAGAGCGGCTGAGCCTATCGTGTCCCCTGAAGTAGTACAGCAAGGCATGGGTCAGTTAGCCAATGCGGTTGCGCATTACACTGATACGATGAATGCCGTAAAAGCTAAAGACGCTGAGCTTGCTTTGCGAGAAAAGCTTTTTCCTCTTTTTCATGGTAACGAAAAGAATGAAGGGTATGTAGCTGCTACGGGTAGAAAAGCTGTTGAAGGCTATTCTGAGTTCAGCAATACTATAAACTCAGCTATGCAGGAAACTTTAATGTCTTTGAACCCAGCCGCAAGGCTGAAGGCAAAAGACAATCTGTTTCAGGTAGCGGAGTCTTATAGGGCGAAAGGGGCTTCTCATTCAGAGATGGAGGGAAGAAAGATTCGCGAAGGCCAGAAGCAAGCGGAAAGGTCTTTGATAACGAAAGAGCTTCACGCATACCCACCTGACGCTATAGGAAAACCGATAGCAGATGAAAATGGAAATGTTATACTTGGTAAAGATGGCAATCCTCAGTTTGGGGCTAGTATTCTGAAGCAGCGTTTCTTCAGTACCTATGACGCCCACGAGTTCGATCAAGCAAGTAAAGCTTGGGAAGGTGAGCTTGTAAATGCCGCTGAACGTCTTTACATGGATAAGCGTGGTGGCCTTGACAATAATGGAAACTATAAGATCGGTAAAGGACTCGAAGAGGCAAAGATCTTTAGAGATACAATAGGCAAGTTGGAGCTTTCTGAAGATAAGCTGGGCGAAATAGATAGGAAACTGTTTACGTGGGAGAACCACGAAATGCAGCAATCGTTATCGTCGAAACACATGCAAGAAGTTCGAGAAGAAAAGAACTTAAAGCGTATGCAGAATACTACTGAAGCGAGTCTATTTGCCTCTATGTACGATGAAAAGAAGCCTATGGTTCTTACGCCGCATGAAGTATGGAAGATGGCTGCTTCTGGTAGAATAAGCGAGTCTGGAGCTGCTGCGTATGTTTCAATGGCTCGAAGAGAAGCTACCGGGGATGACGTTGTATCGGATCTTAGAACATTTGATAACTTGAAGAGAAATCTTCTTGATAGCGCTGATAGTAACTTCATAGACGGTGATACAAACTATATAAATGAAGTTGTTACAGCCAAGGACTTGAATAGAAATGAGAGGAAAGAGCTTATAAATTACGCATCGTCCCTTCGTCAGAAAGAGTCCTCTTCCCGTGTGAAAATCGCGTATAAGAGGATATCCGCATCAGTACCAAATAGCTTTGACGCTATGGGCAAAAGAACGAATGTTTCTCTAGTTGTTGAGCAAAACGCTCAGAGAGAGTATGACTACTTATCCGAGCCTAAAGAAGGTGAAACTCAAGTTGCTGCTCACAATAGGGCGCTTGACTTCGTAGTAGATAAGTATAGCAAGTCTGATATCCCTCTTCAGTATATGCCCAAGCTATACGGGGGCGTTAAGCCGAAGAATATGGAAGACGTTAATTCTATACTTATTAAGCTTAAAAAAGATTTTGATTCTCAAAAACTTGATAAGGATGTGTACTTGTCTTACGTGAAGACAGCAAAAGAATATATGGACATTTTTGGAACGGCTTCAACTAAAAAATCAACAGAAGGTTTATGATATGAACCCAATGGAACAGTTGTCATATAATGATGTTTACGAATCTCAGCGTGAAGAGATAGTCGCAGAAGAGCTTGACATTGATAAACTCATAGCTATTTCTGGCGCTGGTATTCAAAAACCGAGCGCCCCTATGGACCGAGCCGCTGCCGTTGGAGTTGAAAAGCAACTACCGAGTAGTCAAAATCCAACTGACCGTGTTCAAGCTGTAGACTCTGCGAACGCATTGACAGAACATGCTAAGCAGTTAGAAGCTGAGCAAGGTTCGGCGCACAGTACATTAGACGTTTTGTCTTGGGCAGCTTCTCCACTTATGGCATTCGGTGATGCGGCCATAGCCCCTATAGCCGATATAAACTATCCGAATACTGGGGTAGTTGACGACACTGTTCATGCTTTCAAGGTGTCGAAAGATGCGTTCTTAAAGCGCCTTCTTCCAGAGATGGGGGAAGATCACGATCAGCTTGGCGCTGCTGTTGTAGAGAAGCATCTTCCGAATCTTCCAGAGTGGTCTAAGCCTACTGTAGCTGTTGGCCTTGAGCTTATTACAGATCCTACTTTTTCGCTTGGCCTTGGAATGTCCAAGACTATCCAAGCTGGATTGAAAGCAAAGAAGCTTCAGGAAATGGGGGAGGCTACCGTTTCAAATAAAGGTATTCTTGAAGAGGGGCTTTTAAAACTCGCTGGGTTCGACGCTGGGTTCGATCCTGACAAGTTGACTTCTATGGGACAACTCGCAGCTAAAGCGGATCGTGGGGACAAGGAAGCGCTTAATGCTCTTGAAACTCAAATGAGGGACCAGCGTTTTACCGAGCTTACAAATGCTCTCGATCTTAAAGAGACTAAGGCGCAAGTTGACCATTTCAAGTCTATGTTTGGCGACGACGATGCCCCTCTAGTTATATTTGAAGACGCTGGAAAAATCGCTAAGAAGGCTCACGCAACTAAGGACACTACGATTACTTTCCAGACTTCTCATGGAAGCGAGTATTATTTTGACGGTCGTGGAACAGTAAAAGACGCTTCTGGTAATACCGTTACACCAGTTGCAGAACTCCGAGCAAAATCTACCGATACGTTTTTTGCGTATCCTCAAGAGGTTGCTAAGCTTGAGAAATGGAAAGGGCTTGCCGATGCGGAGAAGCGTGTTTTCGTAGATGAAGAGAAAGGCATAGCTCGGTTAATGGCTACGGATGCAGCTACAGGAAAACGGGTTCAGGTTGATGAAATCCTTTTGTCTCGTACTCCTGTTAAGAGTCTATCTCCTGTTGAATTGTTTAGCAGAGATAAGGCCGGAAAATACTATAAGGACGTAACGCTTGGCAGTCCTATAACTTCTGTTGAGAAAAGAGCGCCTGGGGAGTTTACAGAGAATGGTTTGCCAAAAATGGCCGGGAGCATAAATCTCAACAAGTTTAGTCAGACAAGGGACGTTGACGCTCTTATAGCTGCTGTTAATGAAGCGTATGGTCCTGCGATAGCGCGAGCTTCTGGAAGTCCTCACGATGCTAAGTATCTTGAGAATGGCGCTCAGCGTGTTCTTTTGAGGGATATCATAGGACAAAATGCTGAACGGTTTAATGACGTTGAGGCTATGGCTATTCGTGGAACTTTAATAACTACCGGGAACAGGTTCAAAAAGCTGGCTAAGATAGCAAACGACACTGGCGATCCTATGGCAAAAGCAGCCGCGCATGAAGCATTTGTCGCTAACTATATGGTGCATCAAAAGGTAGCTGGCGTTTCTACGGCGTTTGGTAGACAGCTTAATGTTCTTAAACGCGATGCTGGAACTATACGGGGTATGTATAAGCAGGTAGACGAGATGCTTACAAGTCCTGAATTTAAGGATTCAAACTTTACTCGTGTGCTCAAAGAGCTTGCTTCTGATGATAGGCTCGATGACGTTCAGCTTCAGAAGATGCTCGGCGGTGTGATGCGTACTACTAGCCAGAGGCTCATAGACGCTGGAAAGTTTACTTACGATGTATTCTATGAGGTTTTCGTAAACGCCTATTTGTCTGGTGCGCTTACACACGCGAAGAACATGGTAACGAACTCTGCTACAACTCTTCTTTCACCAACGAAAGTTTTTCTTGAGGGGCTTTCTGCTGGTGCTCGTGGTTTCGTAATGGGGGATGATGTAGCAAAAATGAAATATGAAAGCGATATGAAGCAGTCTCAAGCTATGATGGCTGGGATGATGGGCGGCATATCTGATGCTTTTCGTTTAGCCACTGGAAGAGCAACGAAGACTCAAGTCCAGTATCCTGAAGAGCTTATGAAGATGCACGAAATAGCCCAACAGCGTATAAAGCCCAAGATTAGTTCCGCTAACTTCATATCGAATGGTATAGACGTTGGCGATGGAAAGCTTGCAAGGTTCATAGACTTTGTAGGAAATGGGATACGTCTTCCCGGTGAGGCGCTTCTCAAAGAGGATAAGGCATTCAAGCTTATTAACTACAGGATGGGTGTTAATCAGGAAGCAGCGAAGAGGGCTTTTCATCTTGGTCAAAACGCTGATGACCAGAAAGCTATTTTTCGTATGTTCTCTAATAACCCGGATGAATTTATCAAGCAGAAAGCGATAGATCTTGCTGAGCTTAATACGTTCACAAACTCGCTTGGGGAAACAGGACGGAAGTTCGAGGCTGTTTTCAGACTTCCTGGGCTTAATCTTCTTACACCGTTTTTCAGAACTCCAACTAATATCATAAAGTATGGGGTAAAAAACTCGGTGTTTGGAAACGTATTCAATGATATAATGTCAGGAGACTTTTTGAAAGCTACCGCTAAAGGGGACGTTGCTAGGGCCAATATAGCTGTTGGTACTTTAGTACCGGCCTCTATACTCGCTTTCATGCCCGATGATATTACTGTCACTGGGGATATCGACACGACTACTGAAGCGGGAAGGTTGAAAGCAGCCCAAACTCCCCCTTATTCTTTTGTGTTTAGAAACAAGGATGACGGCACTGTTACGTCTTTGTCGTATGAGGGCATAGAACCTCTTCGTAGTATAATGGGCATGATGGTAAACTATAAAGACATATTCCAATCTACATATAGAGGGTATGTAGAGGGCACAAATTGGGACGATAAAGAAGCTGACGAAATACTTGGTGATGCTCTTGCTACAACTGTTGGCGCTTTCACAAAGACGATAAAGAGCGCTCCTTACTTCGACTTTGTTGGCGATCTTCATAACATTTTAAGAGGGGTTCTAAACGGCGATGCAGATCCAGTTGCAAAGCAGTTACAGGAAATGGCAGCCAATATGCTTGCTCCAAATATCATGGCTCAAACGAATAAGACTGAGTTCGATAATACTTTTCGTATGGCTGAAGAGTGGACGGAGAAGCTTAAAAAGCGCTGCTGGGGATTGTCGAAAGAACTCCCTATAAGGCCAGATGCTTTCGGTGAACCGCAGTACGCTCCTAGAGGTACTCCGCTGGCAATGGTAAATCCTTTCTTGACAAAGACTGTAAAATATAGTAAGATAGCAAATGAAATGATAAGAACTAACGTGAGCGTTCCACGTATTCCGAACAAATTTATTGTAGACAAGATCGAGTTGAAACTTGATACAAAAAGAATGTCGGACTTCGGTATCCTTGTTGGAAGAGGTTTCACAGATGAAGCTACTGGGTCTTATATGCCGCCTTTGAAAGAGCATATAAATGATATTCTTGAGCATCCAGCCATTGCTAACTTGAAGCCTGGAGAGTTTAAGGATAAGACCATAAAGGCTCGTGTTGAGTTTGCTATACAGCAAAGGCGAGAAGGAGTAAAAGCCTTTATGATCCAGAATGACCCTGAACTTAATGAGAAGCTTAGAACGGTACGTATGGAGCGCGAGTTGCAAGCCCAGCAAAACACCATTCAATGAGGTAGATGATGACTGTTGAAAATACAAAACCAGTAGCTGTACTTGCTTACACCGGACCAGGACGATACGACTTCGATTTTCTCGTATATGAGGACTCGGACTTGTCTGTATCCTACGTTGATGTGAACGGCGCTGTTACTTTGCTTGAGAGACTTATTGACTACAGCGTAGTTAAAAATGTTCTTCCTAATGAGGGAGGGCATATAGACACCACAGCCCCTTTAGCTACTACAGGGTTCCTCGACATAAGAAGATCCGTTCCTCTTACCCAGCCGGAGGAGTGGTCTGCTGAAGGGTACTTGAAACTCGACAAGCTTGAGACTTCGTTGGATCGTCTTGTTATGATGGTTCAACAAGTTTCAGAGGTTGTCGATTCTGGTAGCGCTACTTCTAACTGGCGTGGGGATTGGGCTACAGCAGAGTCTTACTTAGTGCGGGATCTTGTACGAGCGCCTAATGGGAACTGGTACGTAGCTGTAAGCTCGCACACTTCTGGAGTGTTTGTTACAGATCTTGCGGATGGAAAATGGCGCATAGCCATAGACATAGCAGACATAGGCGGCGTAAACATTCCAGATCCTTCTACAGGGAGAAAAGGTCAAGCTGTTGTTGTCAATCCTACTCTTGATGGTTACGAGCTTGGAGCTGGGGGCGGTCTGTCTTGGAGCATTAAGACAGCAAACTACACAACATCTCCAGGTGAAGGCCATTTGGTCGATACGTCAAGCGCTTCTGTAACGGGTACGATCCATTCGGCTCCAGGTACAGGCGACACGATTGCGGTAGGCGATCTAAAGGGAACTTTCGCAATCAATAACTGTACCATCGCAATGACTGGTCTTACACTTCACGGTGTTGTTCAGACCGCTGATATGGTGCTCGATGTGAAGAACCAAAGGGTAACACTGGTTTATTCTGGTGCAACCGATGGGTGGGTCATTACTGAGCTTGAACCGAATAACTCTCAGTTTGAGTATATGCCGTATGCGGTTATGTACGTTCAGGAACAGAAACCTCAAGGAACTGGTGCAGGAACTAACATAGTCGGTGATAATCTTAGAAATATTTCCAATATTATTCAGAGTGATATTTCTGGAGCATCCCTTGACGGTTCAGGAGGTATAATATTACCAGCCGGTGAGTATCAGATAGACGGTTATGCCATGACTGGATATCTGACCACAACAGATTTATCTCGTTTATATATCAAAGACAGTGCAGGAGCAATATTACTCAGGGGAGGAGGTTCTCAAACAGGATATGTAATTAATAACTCAATCAAAGGAAAGATTACATTAACAGCACAGACTACGATAAAACTGTACCACTATCTGAGTGCCATAAGAACCAATGGTTTAGGGCTTCCTGTATCTCAAGGTACAGAGGTTTATTCTGAACTCGTCATAACCAAAATCGGTGGCAACTATGCTCCACGGTTGATAACCACTGATGCAAGACTCCAGATGGTTGCAGGTCTTGATTATACCGGGAACATGCTGGGCTTCGATATCTCCAAGACTGGAGCAAACCAACTTACAGTTACCAAGGGTACTTGCAAAGACAGACTTGGAGTTATCGACCTTTACCTTACCACCGATACGACTGTTGCAATACCTGCCGTAGCAAACACCATTTATCATCTTGCAGTTGTCCGATTGTTGAACCAGACCATGACCGTAAAGGCTTATGCTTCCGAGGCGGCTATGGCGGCTGATGCAACTATTGATGCCTTTAGGTGGATAGGTGAATGGCTTACGAATGGCGGAACGACTTGTGTTGAAGGTGTGATGGTTAATGGGCTAATGCTGAGAGGAAAAGCCTCAGAGTGTGTAATCTCTGCGAACATTACCACAACCTATGCAACGGTAAGTCATACTGCACAGATTACACCTGGAAGGGTTGAGGCTATAGAGTATGGTGCTGCTGATGCGGCAACTGCTGCTGCTATATATGCGTCAATTACTGGAACTAGCACTGAGTTTCATGTAGGTACGAGTTCCGCCGGGGCCGGTGATACGGGTATAGTCGCTTGGGGCAATTCACTTTCAGGCTTGAAGCCATTTAATACCTCAAGACAATTTAAGTCCGATAGTGGAACACTCGATCTACTTGTCCATCAAGTGAAATATAGGAGATAACATAAATGACAAGACCACAAGATTATTTCGGAGCATCACCAAAATCGGTGCTCAATAAACCATTCCTGCATGTCCAAGACCAGAAGGCTTACAATGTGGACGGTGGAACCTCTATTGCCGATGCGTGGACCAAGAGGACTCTGAACACTGTTATCACCAATGACATTCAGGGTGCTTCCTTGGCAAGCGACCAAGTGAGCTTACCGGCTGGAACTTATTATGTGGAAGGTAGTGGTGAACATATTAATAACGGTGGCGGTTCATCATCGTTTATAGCAAGCATATTTAAAGATGGAGTAAGATCACTAACCGGGAGCACCTCATTCGCCGGTAACGGCACACAAGGTAAGCATGCAGTGGCAGGTGTAGTTACTTTGTCTTCTCCTGGTATTATTGAATTAAGGTATCAGGCTGGATTAGCTACTGCTACTTCTGGTCTTGGTTATTCAAATAACATAGGTTCCATAGTTGATACAAGTCTTTCTTCCATCTATGCAGACCTCAAAATCTGGCAGCTTGACCGATCCCTAGAGATAGCCCCCAAGGCAATCAATAGTGGACTCCAGACAATCGCCGGGATGAACACCGAGGGCAACATCATGGGCTTTGATGTCACGGTGAGTGGAAATACCCTGACGATTACCAAAGGTTCGTGTATGTCCAGTGACCTCACAGTACCGCTGGCATTTACCACGGATAAGACCCGTGTGCTTCCTGCTACGGTGAATGGGGATTTCTACGTGTTTGCTGTCAGGTTGCTTGATGGTGTCACCTATGAGGCTAGGGCTTACTCGACATATGCGGGGCCATCTAGTGATGCTCAGATTGACAAGTGGCGGTTCCTATCGTTTGCCAAGAATAATGGTTCTGGCGTTACGATGCCGTATAGGCAGGTTGGTGATACTGTAGAGTTCATTTCTACAGATATGCCTGTGATAACTTCATCCACTACGTCTTCCTTTGTACTATACCCAATATCGACTGTTGTACCAGTTGGCCTAATAGAAAAACTTGTAATAGTTTGTGATCCTGCCATCAGTACTACCCTTAACTATTCATATGGTGGAACATCCGTTGACTTGTCAGTGTATAACGCATTGATGGCAGGTTATGTTGAAATTCTTTCAGTGGCTGGTATCTATATTAAGAGTGGGGCAAGCACTTATCAAAAAGTTCGCAGAATAACTTTAAGGAGATAATAAATCATGTGGAAATTAATATTCGACAACGTAACAAAACGAGGAACAGGCTGTAACAGAGAACCACAAGACGGTGAGTTTGCCATTGACCGTCATCCTTCTGAATGTGCTTGGTTTAATGCAGAGCCTGAACGATACCAGTATGTTGATGGTGTGTTCTCTGAGGTGGATAAAGCAACTCTCGATGCCGAGGCTTTTGTCAAGGCTAAAGCAGCTAGACAGCTTGTAAACAAAGAGGATTGTAAAGCTCATATCCTGAAAAAATATCCGCTTGAAATTCAATCGTCTGCTGCACTAGGGCTTTACACGGAGGCGGAAACAACGGCTTTACAAGACTACATAGCCGATCATCTGGAGGAAGAGAACACCGTCTTCGACCTCCTTGAAGCGACAACGACAATGGAAGAACTCGACGCAGTTAGAAAACCTGTATGGCCGGAGGTGTAATCATGGCAAAGCATAAACTGGATAAGAAGAAACTGAAAGATAAGCGTGAAGTGAAAGACGCCATGAAGCTCGATGATGTTAAAAAGTCAACAGTATCGTCGCTGGCTGATCGGGTTATCGAGATTGAAAAATACATCGGAATACGTTAATTTCTAACTACAAGGTAGTCAAAAACAGGAGAGTAAAATGAGAATGTCTATTCGAGAAAAAGTTTCACATTTTGTATTAACAATCATCGCTGCTCTTCTGTTTTCTACACAGGTGTATGCAGAAGTAGCAAGCAACTTGACGAAGTATTTTCGGGATGATTTCCCTGGCACTGCTATACGCACTGACTACTGGAGTCTTCCGACATTGACAGGTGCGGCTGGGTATAGCGTTTCAGGTAATAACCTTGTAGTCACACTTACTACTGGAGCAACGGACAGCTTTACTCTTACAAGTAAAGACCCTATTACTTTACCGGCAAGGGCTTCGTTCGGCATAACAACTTCTGCTCGAAGTGCAAACCAGAACGTGTACTTGAGGCTTGCGTCAAAGTCTTACGTGGATTCTGGCGGGACTTCTGGTCACATGGCGCAATGGGACTTCAACGGTGTTACCGCTACTGTTGGAAATACGCAAACAGCGAACTTCGGGTACGCTGGAACTTCCACGGCAAGGTCTTCGCTTACTGCAACAACGACTGCAATGATCTATCAGATCTATGCGTCAGTTGATGATGTTCGTTTTGCTCAAGTAACGCCTGATAGTACAGCTACGAAAGTTGGTATGTTCGTTCACAATGCAAAGATACCAGATGTTAGAGAGCAGTATTACTTGCAGATTGTAGCGAAGAATACAGGCGCTTCTACTGCCCTTACTCTGACAGTTGACTTCGCACATGCTCAAGGGTATCAAGAGATGGTTATGGACGCTAACCATGTTGGCGATACCGGGGCTGGAATGTCAATCCCTGTAAATGTAACTTCTCAAACAGCGTCGAGTTCTCAGACAGTGGGCGGTCAAGCCGCGCATGATGCAGTCGTTTCAGGAAACCCTGTTCGTGTAGGCGCAAGGGCCGTTACAGCCAACTATGCTGCTGTCGCTTCTGGTGATGTAGCTGATAATATTTCTACTCTTGTTGGCGCTCAGATAGCTAAACCTTACTCGATCCCTGAAGCAGACTTCCATGCTATAGATCAGATTACGAACTCTGCTACAGCTCAACAGGCAAAGGCGGCAACTGCGGGCTTGAAGAACTACGTTACTCGACTCTCTTTATCCACGGCGACTCTTGGCGCTGCTGGTGAGATTCAAGTACGTAGTACGCCTATCGCCAGTACATCGGCCACTATCGCAAGTAACACCCTTGTAATGGCTGGATCGTATAACTGGAAAGTGGGGGATATGGTTTATGTAACAGCCTCGACTGTTACAGGGCTTACCGCTGCTAACTATTACTACATACTAACAGTGTCGGGGGCTAACCTTACGTTCGCCACAACTAGGGGTGGTTCAACTCTTGCTATCTCTGGAACGACTGTAAGCGCTACCTTGGCAAAGATTATGTATAGACAGCAGTTGCAGACTACGGCCCTACCAGCTACTCAAATTCAGTTCGATACCCCCGTTGATGGTGGAACAGGTCTTGCGATAGAGGTTGTTACGCCTGTCGCCATAGCTACTGGTCGTATAGATTGGAACATTGCTGGCTACGTAGCGCCGTAACTCTATGAGGATAGATTACTGCTCGGTTTCACCGGACCATCCCTTCGGTTATGATATAGCTGCTTGATGAGCCATTCACGATGAGGATTACGAATCGCAACTTAATACTAGACTAAATGCTGATATTAAGTTGCGAGAGTGAATCTCTCGAATAGCCGGTCGGGATATCGGCAATCACTATTACGCTGGGGTAAGGCTTTTTGGCGGAGTCTTTTGGGATTATCATAGAAGAATAAAGGAGAAAAATGATTCGATCAAACCTTATATTATTATCGGTTCTGATACTGCTTAGCGGTTGCGCTGATGGCGGTGTTATGAATATAACTAAACTTCCAATCTCGGACGAAACTGTTACTGCTTTATCAGGGGATATAACTGATACGTCAGTTCAGAAGGAGGCTTTGTTCTTCAAGGCGCACGAGGTACGGGATAAAGCTTATAAGAGCATGTATGCCCAATCAGGATTCAGCGTAGAGTTCGAGATGAAAGAAATATCTCCAGGCGTCTTTGTTCAGCTTATGAAAAAGGTTTCGTTTAGAGAAGCGCCTAAGTTCAACGATCCTCTTCCTCCTGGTCCTTCTATTCATCCAGGTTGGGCTACTGCCAACAACTTTATTGACAAAGGGTTCAACGCTCTTCTATGGTGGACAGGAATAACTCAAGGTGTTGATTTGCTAAAGAATGCGCAGAACAGGTCAGCTCCTCAGTATTATGGTAATTACAATCCTCAAACGGCTGAGCCTTATACCGTCCGGCCAGAAGTGATACTGGTGCAATAAACCAACTACCGAGTAGTTAAAAATATTTCTATTGGAGGTTAGCATGATGCTACTTGATTTGTTGAAAGCTCTCAAGATGGGTGAAGAACTAGAGAACCCAGCGGCCTGGAAAAATGCACAGGTTCTCACTAATATAATTGGGGGCATTATCGCTTTGGTGTTAAAGTATCTTCCGGCAGGGTATCAGCTACCAGATGACATAATGTCTCTTTTTGTGTCAGCTATAGTTGGTATCATAATCGCTGTAAACAGCTACATAACCTATGCGTCCTCGAAAAAGGTAGGTTTATGAACATCGACAAAGACGAAGTGACTATCCTTGGGGCGATAATCAGCTTCTGTATGATGATCTTGGGGATAGGTCGCCTGTATGAAAAACTCAAAGCGAGCGACCAAGCCCTTAGTGATAGGGTTCAGGTCGTAGAAAAGAGGCCAGCTATGGTGACACTTATAGAGTGCGACATGCGTAGGTCAGAATGCGAGAAGAGGAACAAGCTCCAATTCGACGCAGGGGCTAAGATGTTTGACGAAATAAAGGCTTTAATAGCTCACAATGATATTGCTAATGACGCTAGACATGCTGAGGCTATGGCTAGATACGGAGACATGATGAAGTACCTTATGGACATGAACAAGCAATGAAACAAGAACCTCTTCTACTTACTCAGTGCTGCGTCTGTAAGAAGTTCAAAGACGAAAAAGGACAGTACAGGGTTTATCTCCCTGTCTGTCCTTTCCTTCGTGTCAGTCACGGATATTGCAAAGACTGCATAGACGATATAGAGCGTAAGCGTGATGACAGATTAAACAAGCTCTAAATTATCATCGAAATACTTCTCTGCAACTAGCCACTGGTCTTCGTGGTTCTTAGGGTTTCTTGCTATCATGTCCCCAACTTTAGGACTCCCAGCCTCTGAGTCTGGAGCTGATACGCTTATCTTTTGCATATCTTCTCCAGGTATGTAAGGCCGCATTTCAGAAAATCCTTTTCTCCTGTATAGCATCCATTCGTTCATAACTACACCTCCCTATAAAATGAATGATCGTCAACTTCTCCGACCTCTACCATCTTCTTACGATCCCACGACTTAGGCCATCGCCCAGGTACGAGCCGAGGGTTGAAGTAATGTGTAGCCCCACTTAGGTTCGCTCCATCTTCCCATTCGGCCATTGCATCAAGGACGTTAAGAGTTACCTTGCCTATCTCCTTAGCCTCCTTCGCTGCTGTCATAAGCGATTTTGTCCAGCCCTCGTTGAAACAGGAGAACTGCATCGGCGCAAGAACTATTTCATGCACCGGCTTCTCCTTGTTGTTGCAGCGGTTAAGGATAACCTTCGTTACTGCCTTCTGGCCTACTGGCTTCTGGTCCCTCGCCTCAAGGAATACCGTCAGTATAAGCCAGAAGATGCCAGATCGAATGTCTTGTGAACTAATCATTTTTTACCTCCTTATGAGTTTAAGCATTTCATACTTCATCTTATTGGCGCTTGTATCTCTTGCGTTCTCTTCCTCTGCCAGCTTTGCTAACCTCTTCAGCTCGTCCTGAGTAGGCTTATGCCAGAGCTGGCTTACCCTAGCTTTTGCAGCCTTGTAGTTCTCTGCTGATACATCGTCAGCTAGTTCGGTGTCTACCCTAACGCCGTCCTTGATGATATCAGTAACCACTTGGCCGTGCTCGTCGAACCGCATGTAATGGCATGTGTGCATACCCTCTCCTTTTTAACTACACTGTAGTCAGTTTATAACTTGCTTCTGATTCTCAAGTATGATGTGAACGCAAGAGCTGTCACGTAGCGTAGCCTTTAGAAGTAGCCCCATAGCTTCAAAAATCATCTCTGAGCATACTACTTCAACTCCAGTTTCAAAAGCGGCCTTGAACATCTCCCGCTTTTCTATGCTGAAGTGGAACTTTTCGTCCTTTTGACAGCAAGCAAAGTCAGGACAGCATCTTCCGTTCTCTTCATCGTGAACATTTATTCCTTTACACCATAGCTCCAACTGGGTTTTTTCATCCATGTTCGTACCCTTTATCCTCTATGATTTTCTTGCAATGGTACAGTCTCATAAGAGTATTGAAAGCAATCTGTGCTGCGTGGTAGCAGCCTGTCTCCTCGTCAATTGCAAGAGGGTCAAGCTGACATTCTTCTAGGTGCCTCATTACTCCATCATAAAACCTTTCATCAGGGTCATCGAAAGGCTGAAGGCAGTTAAACTTTGCGTACTTCTTAACCCCGGCGTTCAAGCAGTCTGCAAGAGGCTCAAGGAGGGCTAGAGGAAGAGCGTGCCATTTCTGTTTCCCTTCATCTTTCTTCATGCCTTTAGCTTTCATAAACCCCTTCACCTCTTCTAATGTACTTACACTTCTCGGCATCTGCACTTTTGTGTTTACGGTATGCTCATCAGAAAAGCAAAAACGATTCAAGCACCGACCATCTTTTAGTAACTCCCACCCGCATCTTTCACAGGTAAGTATCTTATCGGTTCTAAGCGTTTCAGCTATCCTTAGTAGTTCATCTCGTTCAACATCCTTATCGCTCATTTTAACCCCCTTTGCTTTCTAAGCCTTGCTATGTACTCATCGTTGTCTCTACCAGACTGCAAGGCTTTCTTCTTACTGGCTATGGCATCGAGTTTATTCCAGCATTTATCATGGTAGATAATTCCCTCTACTATGATAAGTTCGGCTTTCATAACCCTCTTGCTGCATTCCTTGCAGTAGTTGTAACTCTCCCTTGCCTCTTTTTCCTTCTTATAATCTCTTGCCACTTTTCTTATTCTCCCTCCATTCTTTAAGATCAGTCATAAGACTTTGTTGCGTAGCGTCCTTCCTATTTATTGCCGAAAAGATAGGTATGTCAATTGTCCCTATCATTGTTAAAACGTGGTTAATAACTTTAGCTGATAGTTGGCCCATCCTTGCAAGCCTTGCTATATACTGTTCCCACTCCTCCAATGACCATGTTAAGCTGTACCAAATTATATCAGATCCACCGGCCTGTAGATTAAGCCCATGCGCTATAGACCCAGGATGCGCTAAGAACACTGGAAGCTTTCCTTCCTGCCATAGCCTTATGTTCTTTGTGTCATCGCTCTTCTTAGACTCTGAGTTTATGAATGGTACATCCCGCATTCGTAAGTGTCGTTTCAGGTAGTCTTGTATCATGTTCACTTCTTCTCTGAACTGTATAGCAACAAGTACGTTGTTACCGCTTAGAGACTGAATCAATTCTGCAAGAACCTTCAACCGCTCTTCGTGTATTTTAACTACCGTGTAGTCAGATTTATAGACGAACCCGGATATGAATTGCCGTAGCTTCTGCGCTTTAGCCTGTTGATTAAGAGCGTGTATGCTGTACCCTGAGTCAATAGTCGTGAACAAGTCCTCTTCAAGTTCATCGTATTGCTTCTTCAGTTTCTCAGGTAATGCAAACTTTATCAAGTTATTATGTACTATCGGTATTCCTTCCTGGTCCTTCTGGTCTACTACTATAACAAGGTCTGCTATCGAGTCCACTATCTCTTTCTTCGCACCTTTCTTCAGGAAGTAGCCATGCCGGTGATCGTCTTTGAAGAAGTACCGCCTTCTGTATTCAGTTATATTCTGACCTAACCGCTTGCCCCTATCGAGGAGGTATATCTGCGACCATAGATCCTCTAAAGAATTAGGAGCAGGAGAGCCTGATAGTATTGTTATCCTGGGTATGAACCTTCCAAGCTTATGGATTATGTCAGTCCTTATAGCAGCATGGTTCTTTATCCATGTTGATTCGTCTACGATCATAGCATCAAAGTGACAGAATAAATCTCTATGATCGTATAGCCACTTAGCTCCTTCAAAGTTTATAGCAAGTATGTCGCAGTCCCTTGCAGCTATAAGGTCTTCCTTCTTACTCTTACCATGTATGAAGGCGTATGTAAGATGCTTGGTATGATCCCATTTTCTTATTTCGTCTAGCCAAGTTATTTCAGCTACACGCAAAGGCGCGAACAGTATTACCCTTCGCATCATGGTCATTTCATACATAAGAAGGTCTATCACTGTCAAGCAGGATACGGTTTTCCCTGTACCCATGCGCATGAAAGCCCCCGATCTTGGGGTCTTCAGCATGAACTTGATAGCCTCTTCCTGCTTCTTCATCGGTAAGAATTTCATTTCATTAAGTACGGTGGAAGTTCTGGTATTAAGCCATTTGCAAGTATCCATTTAACAATGTCAACTACCATGTCAAGTTGCCCGAAGCAGTCTACAACAAACACAACTACGCCAAGTTCTCTTCTTTCAGCATGGTCTATCTGCTGGTTCGTTGTGGCTATTTCTCCAGGCTTCTTAAACTCTATGAAGAACACGAAAGCTGATGGGAAATCTGGAGCAGCGCAAAGCCTATCAGGTACAGATCGTCTTTCAGGACTCGTGTACTTTTCAAAAGTCCACTTTAGCTTCTTGAATACCTTAGCTCCATAAGCCTCTATGTCCTTTTCAAGAAGGTAGCGTCCTGTCCTATTCTTCTTCTGCTTTATCGGTGGCGGTAAGTTCTTGAATGGCATTGTCATCCTCAAGTAGCATAGCTAAAGCTTTTCTCTTCGCGTTTATTATCAATGACTGAAGCTCAAGCGATTTCTGTATTGTGCCTCTTGTTTTAAAAACTCTCCAGTCTATACGATCTAGCATGTCGTCTATACTGTATCGCACCCGTTCAAGCTCTGCTCTTTCTTCTGGTTTCATATCCCCTCCTCATAAATTCGTATTCCTCTTGAGTCTACTTTTCCTCTGAAACGGAATTTGTAAACATAATAACGTTCATCTTTCGGAATAGCACCGTTATCATTAAGCAGCTTTGTTTCAGGAGTAAGTAGAAACGGAAAGTCTATTGCACCTACATGCGGATTAGATATTTCTATCTCCTTTTTCCACCCTTGTATTTCGAGTATAACTTTCATACTAGCCCCTTATCAATTGCCAGCCATTCTGGCATTGTTACTGTTGATGTTCCGTCCTGGTTATCAGTTACATCAAGAACCTGACTTCTAGGAACCCAGGCTTGACCGTCTCCATAGTCAAGGAGATAAGCTCTATCTGTCATGTGCACTATACGGAACGATCCTTCTACATAGTTACCCTCGATAGCAAATATCCTTTTCATTTTCAACTACCTCGTAGTTATTTTTTGAACCTGTAGCCCTCCCAGCAATCAGCGTCGAGAGGAAATCTGTAAGCCCATTTAGGTACAACGCACATAAGCTCTTCGTACATCTTTACAGTGTATCTCGCATCGTCAGGAACTTGGCTCTGCTGTTCATCGTGTACACTCAGAACAAGATCAAGCCCAGCTTTAGCTGTTCTCAAATGCGCTTCCATTAACAAGTCCCTGCAAAGACCTTGAACCGCTGACTGAAAGAAGCTTGGCCCTGTTATAAAACGATCAGACCATTGCTTAGTATAGCTGTCTACCCACTTAGCAACTACAGTCTTTCTCAAATACCCCTTATAAAATTCTTCATGTATTTTTGGAAATGGAAATGAAAGTTTTCTACCACTCGGAAGTATAAGGAACAAGTACCGTCCATACAGTATGAACTTGAACCTTGTATCAGCTCCGTCCTCATTGGTAGTCGGGTATTTATAAACGCCTGGATCTTCCATAGCCTCTACTGCTGCATTCCCGAAAGCGTACCATGTGCTAACAAGTTTTCTTCTGGCTTTACGAAAATCTTTTATGTGCTTCTTCGCGTCTTCTTCTGCAACGTGAATGCCCATCTTATGAGCCATGTTTAAGATAGCCTGATAAGCGCCACCAAAACCTCCAGCAAGAACGCATATCTTCCCCGCTTGCCTTTGCTCTTTTGTAACGTAGGCTATTACAGTGCCATACATCTTAGCCGCTGTTATCCTATAAGGATCTTCACCTCTACCAAGCTGTTCGAGAACGTCCCACTCACGAGCAGCCCAAGCAGAACCGCGCATTTCAATCCCTTTTAGATCCCCATTCAGAAACTTCTTACCAGGGAAAGCCTTTATAACTGATCTTACTAATCCTGAAGCTGCTTCTAGTACCCCGCGCCAAGCCCTCAAAAAGTTGTAGTCGTCATCAACAAATGCTTCGATTATAGGCTCTGGTTCTTTCTCCCCTTCTGCTGGAAGATTCTGAACTTGAAAGCCAGCTCCAGCTAATCGGCCAGTATTAGCTTTATGGTATATCAGGTTGTTCTTAACTGTCCCATCATTGCAGATAGAATTGAGAATCGCTTTGTACTTGGCATTAGCTGTTCTCGTTATGGCTTGAGCTAAGTGCAGTGCTTCTACTACATGCCTATACTCAGGTTTATTTTTTATATCTTCAAGAGTATCTCTGAAGGTTTCCTTTTGCGTGTTGTCTATCTGTAAGCCATTGGCTTGAAGCCAGCTAAGAAACTGCGCTCTTTCGGTAGGGGATCTTACTCCAGTTATCAGGTGGAAGCGAACTCTCAGAGCTGCTGTTTCTTCTTCTACTCCACGTTCTATCGCTCTTACTGCTGTTATGTCTATGGGCAAACCACGCTCGTTCATCCGAGCTATCTCGATCATAATCTCCCGTTCAATACCCTCTACTGCGAATGGAAGCATAGCGTAAATCTCTCGCTCTGCTTTCACATCCGTCTTGCAGTAATCGTACAGAAGAGCATAGTCTCTTATGAAGTCTTCGCGTTCTCTGAACTGCCCTTTCTTTTTACCTGCCGATATTGGCTTGCACAGTTTTTGTATGAGCGCCTTGCCTATCTTGTCCTTCTTTATTGAAGCGCCTACTGCTTCGCCACACTTCTCTAAAGATCCAGGTAAAGCAAGAGCAAGAGCGTCAGACATTGTGTCATAATACTGTTCGAGCTTGGGTGTATCCCACCCCAACTTCGGTCCTGCTATAACTTCAAAGATGGCGCGCTCAAAAGACATAGCGTTCCATCCGTGTATTTTCTTTCCAAGTTTTATCCATCGCATAAGCTCTTCCGGCTTACGCATTCCCGCCATCCAGATACGAGGAGCTTCAGATCCTATGGTGTAGGCCAAGCACAGTATTTCTGTACTAGGATCTTCTGCATATCGCCATGCTCCAACTTCTGTCAGATCCGCTCTGCTCCTCGTTTCAAAGTCAAGGAATACATCATCGGTAGTTATCTTCATTTTTGACTACCTTGTAGTTGCCCTCCCCATTTCTGAGGAGGGCGTAGAAATTAACCTAACAGAGACATGAGGTCATCGTTCGACTTGTCCCCACCGCCGAATACGCTGAGAAGATCATCGGCTGCATTATCACTCAGCCCTTCAGAAAGCATAGCGCCATACAGATCGTTAGCCGCTGAGTCGATGCTGTCCTTGGAGGGGCCACCACCGAAACGCTCGCCTTCTTTGATAAGAGTAATGCCATTCAGAGCGCAAGCTATACCTTTGTTCTTGTTGCTGAATGGGTAGAAGTTAATGTCGAATACACACCAGTCACCTGACTCGATGATACCTGATTCTTCAACCTCTTTACCATGCGCCTTGAGTCTTGGCCTTTTGTGGGCTTCCATTCTCTTGGCAGTAAAGTGATGATTACCAGCGTATGCAGAATACTTATCAGGGTCATCATGCGCCTTCTTGTCACCATCCTTGATAGGAAGATCAAGTTCAGACGGACGTTTTCCGCCCCACTTTTTCTTGATCCCTATCTCGATGGCGTCCTTAATCCCTTGAACGAGCACAGCCATGACTGCTTTCGGTGCATCCTTCGGAATAAGAACAGCGGTCTTGTAGCTCTTGTTACCTTCAGGCTTGTCCTTATCATCAGGAGTAGGCTCCAGCACGTAGCAGTAAGAAGCTCTTCCTGCGACTACAATACGTACTTGGTTTGCATCGGTTTCCAATCGCTTTGCTTTAATCTCTAATGAGTTCATGTGTTTTTTCCTTTTGATTAATGTTTTTTCAACTACAATGTAGTCAAATGT